TGATTGAAAATCTAATAAACCATCTGCTATATCATTTACTTTTCCTTGTTCAAGACCCAACATTTTAGCTTGGAATACTTGATTAGCCATTTCTTTAGTATTATTCTTAGCAGATAAAGCATTAGCATTTGATATTTTTCCTATTCCTTCTTGAATATCTTTTACATTTAAAGCAATACCATTTTGAGCATTTAATTCTAATGTTACTGCTTGTACTTTTACAAGTTGATCTTTAATAGAAGTACCAGCTATTTGAGCTTTAGAAGCAAATTTAGCCATTGCTTTATCAGATAAACCTGTTCTTTCTTTTACAGATGCAAATTCAGCTGCAAATTCACCTGAAAATTCAACTCCCGTACCCATTACTTTATTTAATTCTATTTGGGCATTTTTTACGTCATTCATGCTTACTAGCATATCACCACTAGCTTGAGCTGCTTGACGAGATCTATCCATTAATGCTTGTCCTTCTTTAGCAGATATACCAAAGTTTTTAGCCATTTCTCCTGAGCCAGAGTCAAGTGCTTTAAAGGCACCTACCAACATTTCAATGGATTTTGCTATAATAGCAACAGGTCCTAATGATTTCATAAGAGCTGATCCCATATTACCAGCCATTTTTCCAGCAACTTTAAATTTACCTCCTAACCCAAGAGCTTCTGTTCCTCCTTTGGTTAATTCAGCTGCATACATTCTTGCATCTTTAACAGCATCTCCTAATCCTAATTTTCCAGCTATACCACCTAATCCTGCTTTACCTAATCCTTTTTCTAAACCTTCACCTATGTCTTGTAGTGATATAGCACTATCCCCTAAGGGTCGCATTGCACTATCTATATTTTGAGCTGCATCTGCGATTGCTTGCATATTATCAGCTTCTTCAGCAAGTTGATCATTTTGTTCCATAAAGAGCATTAATAGCTCCATTTGAGAACTTGAAATGTCTTGTCCTTTTGCGTCTAAAATTTCAAAAGCATCTGCTCCTTGATGTACAACTGCATTAATTTCTTCCTGACTAAATCTAAGTCTATATAATTGTTGTTCAAATTCAGTATTAAAACTTTTTTGAGCTGCGTTAAGTTGTTGTCTTTGCTTTATTAAATCTTGGAATGTTTTTTCACCTGTTAAAACTTCAG